CAAAGCATTATGCTTGAGCAAACTAGAGGTTTGAAAGCAAAGTGGGAAAAAACAGGCTTGTTAGAGAACGCAGGTTCTGAAACAGCTAAGCATGGTATGGCAGTAATGCTTGAAAACCAAGCAAAACAATTATTAGATGAGGCTACAAGAACAGGTACATCTTCAGGTTCTGAAGAATGGGCAGGTGTTGCGTTACCTTTAGTAAGAAGAATCTTCGGTTCTATCGCAGCTAAAGAATTCGTTTCAGTTCAACCAATGAACTTACCTTCAGGTCTTATTTTCTACATGGATTTCAAATATGGTACTAACCCAGCAGGTAATCCAAACTTTACTGGTTCTTCATTATTCGGTAATGGTGGAACTTTCGGTAAAGATTCATTAGCACCAGGAGGTAACAAATTGGGTTCTACTCAAGCAACTGAAGGTGGTCTTTACGGAGCAGGTAGATTCGGATACACAATCAATAACGCATCTTCAACTATCGTTTCAACAATGTCATCTGCATCTTTAGCAGATATTGATTACGATTTATCAGACGCAACTGTTTCTGCATCTTATGCAGGTAACACATTGAAGAAATTCGTAGTAGCTTTACCATCTGATGCAGATTGGAATGGTGTAAGAGCTTTCGAACCAACTTCATTGACTGGTTCAGTAACTTTCTACCCTCAATACACTACTAAGAATGGTTCTAACGTTGAATTCGTTGCAACTGCAACTGGTATGGGTAATGATAACACAGTAGAAGTATCTTTAGCTTACCACGTACAACCAACTGATATTTCAAGAGGTGACTTCGAAGATAGAGGTTCTGATTTAGCGATTCCAGAAATCGAATTAGAATTGAAATCTGAGCCTATCGTGGCTAAGACTCGTAAGTTAAAGGCTATCTGGACTCCAGAATTGGCACAGGACTTAAACGCATACCATTCAGTAGATGCTGAAGCTGAATTAACTCAAATGTTATCTGAATACATCTCTTTAGAGATTGATTTAGAAATCTTAGAGATGTTACAGCAAAACGCATTCTCAACTGAATACTGGTCTGCAAGAGTTGGATATGAGTGGAATGGTGCTGGATTCTCTATTGATTCATCTGCAGCAGCAGCCTCAGCATATCAAAAGAACACATGGTTCCAAACTTTAGGTATCAAATTACAAAAGGTATCTAACAAAATTCATCAGTTAACTATGAGAGGTGGTGCAAACTTTATCGTTGTATCTCCAAACGTAGCAACAATTTTAGAATCTATGAACGGATTCTCTGCTAACCCAGGTAAGGATGCATTGACTTTCGCAGCAGGTGTAACTAACATTGGTTCTATCTCAAATAGATACGATGTTTACAAAAACCCTTATATGACTGAGAACGTAATCTTATTAGGTTTCAAAGGTTCTAACTTCTTCGAAACAGGAGCAGTTTACGCACCATATGTACCATTGATTATGACTCCATTAGTTTATGACCCAACTAACTTCACTCCTAGAAGAGGTGTGATGACTAGATACGCGAAGAAAATCGTAAGACCAGAGTTCTACGGTAAGATTCTCGTTGATGGTTTGCATACTCTTTAATCTGTGAGTAGATTAGGTAAGTAATAAACTTACAATAAACAAAAGGGGAAGTAGAAATACTTCCCCTTTTTATTTTATATCTGTTATTGCAACATTAACTCAAATAGGATAACTTATCTTTTTATATTCTTATATTTATAAGTAAATATAATTGGAATAATATGTCTTTAAACTTAAAATGGCCAGGCAGTGGTTCAGCTATTGCAGGTAAAACTCCATTTGGAATCTACGATAGTGATACTGATTTCATTAATGATGGACCTAAAACAGCAGTTTGGTGTGCAAAAAGATTGGGATACCCTATCATAGATATTGAAATGGTTGATGAGCAATTTTATGCTTGTTTTGAAGAATCGGTATCAGAATATTCAGCACAAGTAAACCAATTCAATCTTAGAAATAACTTAGATATTCTTAAAGGACAGCCAAAGGAATCAGCAGGTGGTAGAGGAAATTATTCACAAACACTTGTGGATGGTTCTTTCTTACCAACAACAGTTCGTATGTCTCAACAATATGGAACATTAGCTGGAGTTGGTGGTAATACCGATATTAAAAAAGCATATATTGATTTAGTTCCTGGCCAACAAAAATACAATTTAATGAGTGCATCAGTTGATGTAGAAACATCTGCATCATTTGCAACAACCTATGTTAGTGGTTCTATAATAGATGTAATGAAAGTTTTCTATGAAGCAACTCCTGCCATTCAAAGATTCTTTGACCCATATTCCGTTGGTGGACAGGGTACGTTGAATTTGATGGATGAAATGGGATTTGGTTCTTATTCTCCAGCTGCACAATTTTTATTAATGCCTTTATACGAAGATATTTTAAGAATTCAAGCAATTGAGTTAAATGACCATATTCGTAAATCGCATCATACATTTAATATAGTAGATAATAAAATAGAAGTATTTCCTGTACCAAAAGCAGGATTTGGTCCGACTAGACTATATTTTGATTATATGAGTAGAGATGAATTTGAACATAATTCACAAACTATTCAATCAGACTCACTTTCGGATTATTCAGATATTCCATATGATTTTATTCAATATTCAAAAATAAATGATGTTGGTAAGCAATGGATTAGAAAATACACTTTAGCACTTTCAAAAGAATTATTAGGAGCAATTAGAGAAAAATATAATTCAATTCCAATTCCAGATGCTGAAATAAGTTTAGACGGAGCAGCATTGAGAGCAGAAGCACAAGTTGAAAAAGATGCACTTATTACCCAATTGAGAGAAAACTTAGAAGAACTAAGTAGAAAAAATGTGATGGAAAATAAAGCACATGAAGCAGACCATCAGCAAGAAATGCTTAGAAAAGTACCTTTAAAAATATATGTAGGATAATATGCCAAAGTTTATTTCAGAAAGAGATGTTGCATTTTTCAAAGGTATAGCCAGAGAAATTGTAGATGTTGTTGTAGAAAATACAATTGTATTGTTCAAAGTTAATTTGAATGAAACAAAGATAAACATCTATGGTGAAGCTATGAATAAAACTTGGTATCCAGGCGTACAATTATATGCTTTAATTAATAAAGAACCGGAAACAGCTACATATGAAGGATTTGGACCTGATGCAAATCAGAACATAGAATTTAGACTTGATAGATTTATGTGTGAGGAGAAGGGAGTATATCCTGAAATAGGTGATGTAATTTTCTTTGACCAATCTTATTATGAAATAGATAATACAAATGAAATACAATTTGTAGGAGGATTACCTGATAATAACTTTAGTATTGTATGTAGTACATTTATGGTTAATAAATCATCTCTAAATATAGAAGAACGAATTAATTAATTGATATGTCAATAAATCCAATAAAACCCCAACTAAATAGGGCAAATGAAATAAAATCCAATGTTGGAGATGTTAAGAAAAGTGTAGGTCTATTTGATATAGATTACGCTATGATGACATATTTGGAAGATGTTGCTTTACCAAAATTAGATTATAATGGTAAATCGGTAACCATCCCTGTAATATATGGTAACTCCGAAAGATGGAAGGGAGCTAGAAGAGATGGTGTATATAGAGATAAAAAAGGTTCTATTCAATTGCCGATAATGATGATTCGTAGAACATCAATTGCAAAAGATGAGGCAATGCCAATGCAAAATAGACACGTTTCATATCCAACTATAACAAAGTGGTCAAAAGATAATAGATACGATAGATTTACAGCGTTAGGTGGTAATACGGCTCCTAAATACGAACTATTTAATATTGTAATGCCAGACTATGTTGAGGTTAATTATGATTGTATGGTATGGACCGATTATACAGAACAACTTAATTCTGTAATAGAACAATTAAATTTTACATCTCAATATTGGGGAGATAGAGATAAGTTTAAATTTAGAACAAGTATTTCTGATTTTAATGTTGTTAACGAAGTTGGTGAAGGTTCTCAAAGAATAAATAGAGTAGAATTTTCTTTGAATGTGAAGGCTTATTTATTACCAAAAACATTTGATGGAGAATCTACCACTAAAAAATCAATGTCTACAAAAAGATTGGTTGTAACTACGGAAACAGATGTTACAAGTGGTAATGGTAGATTGGAAGGAGTTTTAACCACACCTTCTCCATACTATGATAATAAAGATTTAATTGATTTCTTATCATTAAATAATAATAAAACAGAAAACCCAGCAACAAATAATACAATAACTTTTACAGGAGTGAAATTAATAAAAGCACCTGCTTTATTATCATCTGTTGTAACGAGTTCACTTAATATTGGTGATAATTCTTATGATGTTAAAATTTATATAAATGGTGTTAGATATTATCAAACTACTCATTTTACAGTTGGCATATCTAATAGCTCATTTACCATAAACTTTAATTCTACAAATTTAGGATTCAATGTAACATCGACAGATGAAGTAACTATAACAGGTAAATTTGTAGATGTATAATGAAAAGAACTCTTTTAGATATAACCCAAAAGATAAGTAGAAAGCCTCAAAAGGCAATATTAATTCCAAAAGATTTAAATAATTCTACTTATTATATTTTTGAAGCAAAGGGTTGGCGATTTGTAGATATATTAAGAGAAATAGAATTGAGAACTATACAAGATAGATTATCCGTTTATATAAATACACAATCTATAAGTGCAAGAGATTATGTAATAGAGCAAAATGGGGATGGATTACTTTTGAAATTTATAAGAAATAATTTTGAATATACATTAGATAATGATGATTATCTTGAAATAGAAGGAGATATAGAACAATATGCTTAAACAATTTAATTCAAATGCCAGAAAATTAAATAGAGTTATCAAACAAATTAATTTAAATAATTTGAGTGGTTCGGGCTATATTGATAATACATTAAGCGATTATTTGACACAAACGTTATTATCAGCTTCATTTGATGGCAGAGATGAAAACGGAAATCCGTTACCAATAGAACAGGCTATGTTGGAATTAAGTGCATCTATTGCATACTCTTATACATCATCTTTTGACACAGCAATACCTACAAAATTTAATTCAAATAATAAATCAAATCCAAATCCGACTAAATTAGTAAACAATAAAAATAAAATACAATCATTTTATAATGAAATTCTTCAATTTAGTGGAAGAACTATTAAAAAAGGAATTGATGAATTTAATAATTCCGGATATGGTAATTTAATTATTTATAGTTCATCTTTAGATTATGGAACTGAAGGAGCATCTCCAGAAAATTTTGAAGTAATGGTATATGGACTACATATTCCAGGAGATTATAGAATATATGAACAAAATGGAAATGTGATAGTATCTTTAAACGATGCTTATATAGATTTTAATAATGTTTCAGTTGGTGATATTTATGTTATAGGAAAATTTAAATAAATGGCAAATTTAATAAGATTAAAACAAATAGAAAGTAGTTCATTTTTGGAAACAGCCGGCGCTATTAGGCAAGATTTTTC